ATTTACTAAACCACCAAACATTGCAGTTGATTTAGCATTAATAACTGACTCTCCGTTTGATAACATTGCTGCAATCGAATCTGAAGTACCAGTCCCTGGCCCTGTTACATAACCACCACTTGCAAATTTACTTGCAGCAGGAGTAGGAGGTGTAGAAGCAGAACCACCAGCAGAACCACCACTTTCATTACCAGCACTTTTAATTGCCGATATAGATTTTGCAGCTGATGCAATTGTTGATGCTATCGATAAACCAGCAGATACTGTATTAATAGCAACCCATGGCATACCACCTGTGATTGGGAATGCAGCCACAGATTTAGCATTGGCTACTGCAGTATTAGCAACAATTTTACCAATTGCAGCGGCTTGTTCAACTACTATACCTGCAATAGCAACTGCTTTATTTTCACCTGCTATTTGTTGTAAGAATTGACCAGCTTGTGCAGCCACATCCATACCTGCAGATGCAATAGCAACTTTGGCTTCAAGTTCTGCAATCTCAATAGCTTTACGCGTATCAGCATTTTGTTTTAAAGCTGCAGTCTTTTGATTTTCGCTTTCATAAGTTATGTTCTTCAAGATCTGCTCATTAGCATCTACTAATGCTAATTTTTGTTCAAATGAAGTAGTGTCTTGATCTATTTGCCATTGGTTAAAACCTAATTGGTCTTCCATGTCTTTTTGCTTAAACCCTGCTTCTTGCTCTTTCTTTTGAGCATTATTAACCGCTCTAACAGCAGCAATCTTCTCACCTTTTTGCGTTTCAGTTAATTCAGATGCATTAATTTCTGCAATTTGAGTATCTAACTGTAACTGTAATTCTGTTTGAGCTCTAACCTTTTGGTCTTCAATGCTCATCAAGAATGCTTGGTCTTTGATGTCTTTTAATTCTTTTGCAAACGCCTCATCCTTTTCTTTTCTAGTTTTAGCTTGATCATCTAAAAGAATTTGAGTTTCACCAGCTTGTGTGGTTAACATTTGTTTTTGTTGACCGTATAAAGACTCAAGATACCTTTGCTCTTCTTTAGTTAGATTCTTTTTATTGGCATATTTGTCAATTTGAATCTGTAACTCTTTGTTAGCATTCTCTTGTTGAATCTGTAAAGTTCTTTGAGCTTTTACTTCTTCATCTTTAATTGCATCTAATTCTGCTTTTTGACGTAACTCAACTGTCTTCTTGTCAGCCTCTTTAGCAGCGTCAAGCATTTCTTTAGCATGCTCTTTATACTTTTCTTTTCTTTCTTTTTGCTTCTCAGCAGCTTTTTCATTGGCTGCTTTTTGATCATCTGCTACTTTTTTGTTGTATGCAGCTTGATCTATTTGAGCTTGACTATTTAAATCTTTGATTGCAGTCTGTAACTCAGCTAATTTCTTTTTCTTTTCATCATCAAGTTCACCATCCATCGCTTGTAATTTTAACAATTCAGCGATTGCATTTCTTCTACTTGCTACTTCTTCAGCATTAATCTTCTTTTTTTGTGCTAATATAGCAGCCTCAGAAGCTCCTTGTGCTTCCATTAATGATAATCTTCTTTTGCTTGCTGCAATTTGTTGATTACCTGCTGAATTTACATCATCAAAAGCTTCGATAACTTTATTTGCATTACTTCTTGTCTTTGAAGTAGCTGCATCGTCAATTAAACCACCTGATAAAAATGAACCAACATTACGTAATGTGTCCATTGTTGCTTCTGCAGCGTCATTTAGAAAGTCAAACGAACTAATCAATTTCTTGATAGGTCCAATTGCAGCCATTACACCAACAACTAATAGACCTAACGCAGTAACTACAAGTCCAATTGGATTCATAGATAACGTTAGATTAAATGCTTTGTTAACTGTGTTTAAAATTGCTGTACCTGCAGCTGCTGCTTTCTCGAGAACTAGTTTACGCTCTAACGCAGAGTTCAATAAACCTTCTTTGATAGCTCTAATACCCATTACAACAGCAAGTGCTTGTTGTGCTTTAGCTTCTGCTGCAGCAATCTCTGTATTTTCTTTACCAAATAAAGCGCTGGCTTGAGAAGCTATAGCAAAAGCACCACCAAGTGATTCTGCAATACCTACTAAACCTTGTAATCTCTTCTCAGCACCTCTACCTTCTAAAGATTTGTCTAAATCTTCTTTTGCAGATCTTGCTTTGATTAAATCTTGTTCAATCGCTTTAAATTGTGTACTACCAAACTCAGCACTTTTCAGGGTGTCTTCTAACTGTTCAATCGATTTATCTAAATCATCAATCGATTTGATAGTCTGGTCGATACCATTTACTTTCAGTGTGAAACCTATAACTTTATCTGCCACGGTGTTTAATTCTTTTTATAATTATAAATATAAAGAAGAGACCTTTTGAAAGCCTCTTCTTCATTTTTTTAGCAATATATTGTTTGTTGTATTAAATATGATCCACTTGCTTGGAATGATCCTTGTACCATACATGATGTAAAAAGTATTTCTCCATCAAACATTGTACCATACGTAATACCTCCACCACCACAATATTCGTATGAATAATCTAAAGTTCCACCTGAAGTATTTAGCACTCTCAACGTTACACAGTTTTCAGAGATACCGCAATCAACACTACAATCACCTATATTTTGCACTACACCGTTAGTTCCTACTTGTAAAGCTATATTATTATTGTATGAATACCAACCAGATGATGCAAATGTAGATCCTAAAGAATCTGCGTATAAAATTGCATTTGTACTCCAATTAGAATCTACGCCCCATACAGTAAAAGAATCTGGTATACCTACTAAACCACATGATGTACATTCATCTGCGTCATATAAAATATCAAATGGATATAAAGTGTTACACACACACGTATTAATATTTGTGTAACCGATAATTATACCATTACCATCTATTTGAGCAATAGATCCTCCGTCAGAATACCAACCAGTTGAAGCATACGTTGTTCCTGTTGCGTCAGAATATAAAATAGTAGAGGATATTAAACTATTGCCATTACCATAAACTGTATTATTGTATGTAGCATCACAATATGCAACACAAGAAGATTCAATACTATATGATGTATTAATTTCATACGTTGTGATCGTTTCAGATTCTTTATAAAGAATGTCTGATACAATATTAGGATAAAAACCTACAATAGGTTTAAAACCCGATCCAACATTAAAACTTGAAATTATAGAACCGTTGTTTTTATCTAATGCAATTAAACCGCTTGATGTAGTAGCATTTAAACCCGAGAAAGTCCCGTATGCATATAATTTGCTTCCTAGTAATTTAGATTTAACGGTTAGCGTTATACCAGAAGTTGCATTAAATGTTCCTGGCGCAAATGTACCAACTTTATTACCATTAAAATCTAAATTTACAATTCTATCTACAGCTAATCCTTTGTATGTGGTTACATTACTAACATATAAACTAGTACCATCTGTAACAATACTTGAAGGAATTGTAGTGCCAAATCCAGTGTCTTGATTAAATGCAGAAACTCTATTACCAGTTGTCAAATCTGCTGCAATAATATTACCACATGCAACGCCATCATAATTTGGTCTAAATTCACCAACCAAATATAATATACCATTATTAATAGCTAGACCAGTTCCTCTTCCAGTTGTAGCACCTCCACCAGAGAACTTTACAAATTTATTAGTTTCTGTTGCATTAAACGTACCATCTAAATTAAAAACAAATACAGGTGTATATGCTCCAGTTGGTGTTGGTTGACTACTATTTTTCCAATAACCAGCAAAGTATAGTAAATTGTTATGTAAAATGACATCATTAACTGTAGGTACCGTAGAACTATCAGGCGTATTTAAACTCCATGTTGCATCTACAGTACCATCTAAATTATATCTGCGTATATAAAGATCTTGTGGTATGGTACCATTTATTCCATCTGTGTATAATTTATCATTAATAATATCAATCCATGATACATCTTTTAAAGGAAAATTATTATCAAATGTAGAATTAAAAATACCAGTATTTGATAATTTTATGATTCTTTTATTTGTTTTATTTTCTTTATAGTTTGTTGGAAATGCTAATTGACTATTATTACCATACGCAACTACAGTATAAACATTACCTGTACTATCAGAAGCTATATTAGGTACTGAAAGTACACCAAATGTACCATTAATATCACCTAATCTAAATCCTTTTTCAATATTAAAATCTATTTGTCTTGTAGCAGTATTATCTAATTTAATAATATTGTTGCTTTCAGATCCTTTATATGTTTGAAAGAAACCAGTTACGTAAACACTGCCACTGATAACTAAAGCTGTATTAACTGAAGCTGGTGTAACGTTAATATCTGGTTTTCCAAAACCTAAATCTACATTAAAAGTAGAAATTCTAGAACCATCAGTTGCGTTAACTTTAATTAAACCACTAGATAAAACATTATTAACATTTTTAAAGAAACCTGTAATTAATAAATTAGATCCATCAATTGTTATATTATTAATTCTAACATCGACATACGTTAAATTATTATCTACAAATAATCCTGTATTAAACGTAGGAATTAATGAAGCACTGTAATCTATTTTAAAGACATTATTAATAAATGCAAATTTATATCTAGGTTCGGTAGAAGTTGTTTGTGTAATACCAACGTAAATACCAGAATCGTCAGTTTTTATAGTGGTTACAGTACCGTCTGTTAATCCAGTTCCTACAGAAAAACCAGAAGCAACATTACCTGTTGTAATATCTAAAGCTACTAATTTAGAACTAGCAAGTCCTTTATATGTTGTAAATGATCCTCCAACTACCAATGTCGTATTGTATAAAGATGCTGTTAAAACTTCACCGTTAAATGCGGTTCCAAATTTAGCAGATTCTGTGGCATTAACACTACCGTTTAAATTTAATACAACTATTCTGTTATATGTAGATCCACCAACAGTAGTAAAGCTACCAAAAACATAATAAAAATTATTATAAAAAATAATATCAGTTATAGTATCGTTAGAACTACCAAAGGTAGGTGATGTAAACGATGCATCTGTTACACCATTAAAGTCTGTACATAAAATTCTAGGCACAAATGCGTTTGTACTAAATAATTTATTGTTTGCTATAAAGACTTTAGTAGGAGGCGAAAGTACCGATGAGATATTTTTATTATAGTTAGTTGAAAATACCGTATCTAATTCACCATTTAAATTTATTTTAACAACAGCATCTAATATAGGTGTATTTTTATAATAAAGATTACCATTTGCGGCATATACTTTATTAACTGCAACAAATATAGAGCTACCGTCAGTTACACTATTGCAGACGTTTTCACTTCGAAGCGAACCTAATATACCATTTTTAACATCAAACTCCGTATTAATATTAGCATCATTATCTAAACCTAATAAAGATCCAATTGCTCCACCATCAATTGAAGGCCATTCACCATCTTTATATTCTGAAAAATAACCAGACACTCTAATACCACCTGAAATTGGTGCAGGATCTCCACCTGAAACATAACCAGATAATTGATATAGGTTTGCTGCTGTAATAGTTCCTGTACTATAGATTGTTCTAGAACCTGGTGTGTCATTGATGTTATAAAATACTGTTTGACCATTTACGTAGTAATACGTATATAAATCACCATTATTGACAGTTGATGTAAATGTTGCTCTAACATAAACGCCTTCTTCTAAACCAACCGTATCCTGTACGTCTCCACCATTTGTAAATGTTAAAGTACCTACTTCAATCCAGTTAATATTGTCAAATGATTTCTCTAAAGTTGCCGTACTAATATATCCTGGTTCTGAACCACCGATACCGTATGTAACTTGAACTGGACCGGCATCACACGCAGCACAACCTACGCAAGTATCAATGGCTGAAATAACACCAGCTGTAGTTATTCTTGCAACAGCGCTTGATGATTCTTTATAATAACCAATTGGTGCTGGACTAGCGCCTGCATTATCAAGCCACATTAAAGTACTTGATGCTAATGAAACATTATTAGTATACACTGTAGTTGGTTCATTATAGCAACAACATGCATCGCATAAAGCGCCTGAATAGCATGTTACGTGTGGATAATATGTTACACAATTACAATCAGCTAATGAAACTGTAACTAAAACTTGACCATTTGCACCAACTTGTAACGCAGTTAAACCACCTACAATTGCATAATATCCAGTAGTTGCAGGTATTGTTAACGCTGCATCTAAAAAGAAGTATGTTGAATCGGCAAAAGTGTTTGATGCACTATAAACTACTACAGTTGGATTTGTTTGGCAATATAGGTTACAAGGTTCTGTTAAAACTCTTTCAGTCGTGTATGGATATGATACAGGCGTACAGTTACATCCAGAAACATCTGGTCTACTCTCAATAGAACCAACTCCATTTAATTCAAGAGCTGTCATTCCATCTGAGTAAATACCAGCTGGTGCAAATTGACTACCTGCGTTATCTATGTAAATAGCAGTTGCTTCAAATAAATCAATGCCATTAATCCAATATGTGTTAGACTGTGCGCCTGTATAATCTTTACAACAGTATGCATCACACGCAGTTGCTGCTTTACATAAAGAAATTTCAGTTAATTGATTTTCTACAACTAACGGTAATGTAATACCAATGTTGTTACCAACTTTGATTAACTGTACTTTACATAAAGTATTTTGACCAACGATATAGTCTTTAATCTCATTTACAAAATACCATGAATTCTCAATAAAAACATAGTCATTAAATTTAAAGTTAATTAGATCTGAATAGTCTAATTGTACTTCTAATTCTGATAATCTTGAATATGGATCAAATGTAGTGTCATACCATGATTTCCAATATGTTGTAAAACTTGTATTAGCTGTTATACCATTTCCTAATTCAGAAATCTCTGTGTCCCAATATGGTGCAACGTTAGCCCAACATAAATCTAATGTTGTAGCTGTTACAGGAAACTCTGAGTACTGACTCATTAATGGATATGTTGTTTGAGCTTGCGCGCCACCTGAATAGTCTTTACTATACCATGTTAAAGGAGCTTGTCTCAATCCATTATAAAATACCAATCTCAATTTAGGTTGTACTGGTTCTCTTTTACCCACGATTGGTGAACCTGATGCTGCATCTTGTGAGGCACCAGTATCTTTAGCAATATGAGGTATTACAAATTTAGGTGCTTGTGTGTCACCTTCTTTGAAGCCAATAGGAGCTAATGGCGCTGCAGCAAATTGATCCTGATATGTTTTAGTACCAGTAATTAATTCGTTTACTGAGTCTAAATTTAGCTGACCAAATGTCTGCTTGTATTGTAATTGGTAATCATAATTTAAATAATCTGAATCCTCTTGATCTTTAAAGACGTTAAATCTGTTTTGAGTATAGAAGATTGGTGAAGATTTAGCATCAATAAAACCAGTTACTTTGTTAGTCCAATCGATAGCTTCACCTTGTAAAATCCAATCTTTCCATGGTGTAATAGTAAAGTGATTTGTCTTTTCTTTAGACGGTACGAATACTAATCTAAATCTATTGATAATAGATCTCATGAAATCAATAGTCCTAACGTTATTAGGCATGATTGAATTGATTGAGAATATATCAGATTGTGTTACGTAAACTAATCTACCTGAATAAATTCTAAATTCTGTTATACCATTAGAACAACCTGTACCCGTAGCACAAGTAGAACTAATCTTGATTATAATTTGTTGACCAGCTGTAGCATTAAATGTTAAATTAGCTGGTATCGTTTGAGAACCAACATTTACATAATAACCTTGACTAGCTAATGTTTGATTTGTATTTGCATCAACAGCACTAACAGTTCCTGCAACACTAAAATTAGCTGATCCTGAATTAGTTCCTGAACCAACGTTTAAAGTAATTGCTGCTGTATATGAACCAGTTGCGGGTATATTGTACGTGCTTGTTCCAGGATCGTAGTTATTACCATTATCTAGGACTTCAGTTGTAAAATTAACTTTATATGAACTACCAATAGTCATGTATTGTACATACGATGATGTTGCTTCGGCGCCATTAGCATTAGATACTGCACCTTCTGCTTTATTCTCTGTAATTACATACATCTTTTTAAATAACTCAGAGTTTAAAAAAGCTGAATCGTATGTGTAACCAACATTTTCAAACACTTTATCCCAAATGGCTTTAGCTCTAAATTGAGGTTTCCATTGAGATGTTAATAAAGGGTTTAAACTACTTGTAAATGATTTCTCAAATCCATTAGATAGAGTTGGAATATCAGGTCTGTTGTTCTTGTCGTATGTGTAACCCCACTCAATCAATCCATACACTAAATCACCAGCGAATAGATCTAAATCCCATGATTTTTGAATGTTAACTAGATTTCTTTCGTGATTGTACTCCGTAAAGTCTAATTCATTTAGGAATCCACCACCGATTTTAGCTCCAAAGTCTGATGTTTCACCCGTAAATAGGATTTCGTATTCAATAGATCCGTCTGCGTTATTGTTAAAAACGTTAATTAATCTAATGTTACCCCTGGTAAACAATTGACCATTGTCAAGAATGTATGCATCTGATTTAATACCAGCGTCAAAGTCAGTAGAGTTAACGTTAAACACACCTTTAAAGTATGGACCGTTAATGCTATTATGTGCAACTCTAAATGTTCTAGAGAACACCGATGTAGCAGCAAGAGGATCTTGTATGCTAGTAACCGATAATGTTAGTTTGACTGGATCTGAATCAAATAAAGCAAGGTTGACATATTCTGTCGAACCTTGCTTTTGTGCGAATATTTGTACGCTCATATTATAAATTTTGCATTTTTTGTGTTGTAAATAACTTGATTTCTATTTCAGCTTGAGTTAATTTAACTTGTCTGATATTCTTTACCGAATATGAGCTGTTAACTACTGAACAAGTATATGGAAATTCATGAGAGATCGTGTTACCATTGTCTATATATGCCATCACTTGTGGTGATTTGATTAGGCCTTCAATTAGATCTACTTGTTGCTGATCTAACCAGTCTGATTGTAATTTATATGTAACTTGAGCTTCTTTGTTAAAGATCTTTGAACCACCTTTGATTCCAAGGTTACCAATCGGTAATGAGTCGTTTAACATTGGTACGGGTGTTGAATCTGACCAATTCATTTGCTCTTGAGCATACATTTGCTGTGATGTAGAAACTGATTTCTCTACGAACATGTTAAAGTTGGCATAATCTCTACCTCCAAGTTCATTAAACCATGAAAGTCTAACGCGACGATATAAAGGGTTTGGACATGACTCTAACACATTAATAGTTACTGTCTCTGTAACTGGAACACCGAATGTACAGTTATCAGTTGCTTGAGAGTAACCTGTTATTTCTATTTTAGTAGTTGGATATGATGATGTGTAACCTAAAGCTTCGTAAAGATTATTAGGTCCAGCTAACACGTTAACGATTGAATATCTTGAATCTAATTCTGAGATTGTATTCTCACAAGCTGCTCTTTGACCAAAGCCATTTGATGCAGTCATTGGTTTATCAAAAGTTTGACTAGCTCCATCTGTATCATAGATTTTAAATCTAAAACCAAAGATAGCTCTATCATTTGCATCTGTAATGTTAGGAGTCCAGTTCAAGTATGAAAGTACCATCTTGTCAAACTCATAAAGATCTTGATTTAAAGAAGCCTTCATTAATGGGTATGCAAGTCCTAAACCATGGTCGTAGTTCTTGTTACCATCAAATGGATTATCACCCCAAATACCAGATTCTGTGGTCTTTTGCATATTCCATTGCTGCTCATGATCTGTCATGGATGCATTCCAAATATGGACAGGTGTATTAGCAGTAGTTGTATTTCCTGATGTCAGGACATAGGCAGGAGCTCCTGGCGTATCAGCAGTTCCTATATAGGTTTGTGTTATGTTGTTAACTGTGTACTCTTCACCAACTTTTAGGTAAACCTTGCGACTCATTAAATAGTTATCAGCGAAAGTATCACCGTTGTTGTAGTTGATTGATGTTTCACCTTGAGTAATCTTTGCATCTGGTGATGCTGAATTCAAATAGGCTTGTACCAATGTAGCTACATCGATCATTCCATAACCACTGATATTGGCTCTTTGTTTAACTGTGTTAACTTTAACGTTATCTACATAAACTTCAAACACATATTTAAAGTCTGTTGAGTTAACTTTAGAACTCAATACTGACCAAATAATTGGGTTATATGCTGGTCCAGTCCAAGTCGGTTTGTATGCTACACTTGTTATCATTTTGTTTTATCTTTTGTTTTGTAATTCTAACTGACGTTGCTGATTACGTTCTTTGGTTTGTTTGTCTTTTCTGTATGAGAGATAGTTGAAGAACTGTGTTGCGTTAATTCTCGTAACTTCATCAACTTTGAGTAAATCGTCTCCAGCGACAAAGTAGAAGGCATCGTTCCATCCTCTTGCAATTCTAATATGAGCTGGCTCGCTGTTTGCATTGCCAACTTTAATGTCGGATCCTTCTCCTTCAAGATCTGATTCGTCATCTCCATCATTTGTGAGTCCGCTATAGCGTTTAGTAAATATTTTGGCATTAGCAAAAAAAAACTCAAAGCTGAATACACATATTTCAGTGGTAAATCCAAGAATTCTTTAGCTCTTGCTTCTACTGCATCTGAATCGTATGGTTCAATTGCAATCCAATCCATATTCTCGTTAATAACTGTAGCTGGTCTGTAGATTACAGCCATCATAGTATGTAACTTTTGTTCTTTCATTGGATCTGCCTTTAAAACATCCATATCTGCGAATTCACCAATGGTAATTTTACTAAAGTCAATTAGACCGTATGCTTTACCATTTAATCCAACGTGTTTGTATAACTTCTTGCCAGCTTCTGTGTTTAAAGGTCCTTCAGCAATACTTGCAAACAATTGCATAAACTGAAAGTGCTCTAATGTTTTTAACTCATTGATTGGACATCCGCTCAATAGGTTTATAATCTGTAACTTGGCATCAGCACCATCTACAATTAAAAGGTGCTGTATCTTGTAAAATTGTCCGATAGTTACATCAGAAATTGTATAATCTTTGCCGTTTATGTTAAATTCTATCATATAAATAATTTTCTATAAATTCATTTAATCCCATTTGAAGATTTTGTTGAATAAAATCATCGTATCTGTCTTGTCTATTACGTAAACTCAACCAATATTGTGGTCTAATACCACCTTTACCTTTTCTATAAACTCTTGGTGCTTTCATACCAAAGAATGTATCGTTAGCTGCTTCAGCATCATAGTACTGTCTGGTACCAAAAGCTGTGTATTTACCGTATGATGCAAACTCAACTTCAATGGCATCTCCTTTAGAGTCTACATTAACTCTCAACGAGTCTTTTAAAACACCAGTTGAAGGAAAATAATTAGGCAATGCACCTTTTCTAGGTATATTTCTCCTAATATCAAGCTCCATCATACGTGCAACCTTGGTTAACACATCTTTTATAGTTTTGTCTATGCCTTCCATTACGCAACAGGATTATTACAGTGATCTAAAGGTGCTAAAGCTTCTATCTGTAATTGAACTGTCCAACCGCATGTAGAGTTTTTGTAACCTTCGAAGAATGGTGTTGCTACTGCAGGTAAAGAGATGTTAAATCTAAACTCTTGCCATGTAGTCATTTTGTATTTAGCTAGAATATCGCGTAGAATCTCCATTGTGTTTGAGTGTGTTCTTTCTTCTAGGTCTAACTTGTCTTTCGCCAAATCCATTACTACTAAATCAAAGTCATACGTAGTAGAACCTTGTGTAATAGTAGCTGGTTGAGGTATTAACATTACGTATGGGTACTTTGCTGAAACCTGTTGGTCCTCAGTTGGTATCTCAATCATAGAAGCTGGTCCACAACGAAATGTTTTAATTGCAGGGTGATCATTGCAAACTTGTCTCAATGATTCAACTACGTTTCTGTATGTCGAGCTATATACTGCCATTTTTAATTTTTTTGTTTGTTATTAATAAATATATTTAGGTGAGAAATTGAATTATAATTCCTCAAAATTATTTCTGCGTTTACCAGCGAATGCATATTGACCTTGTTTTGGTTTACTCAGAGCATATCTGATAGCATCGATTGCGTGGTTATGATCATCTATTGGTTTGTCAGTTCCGTTCTTCCATGAGTAAAGGAATGCTTCATCGTGCAAGTCTGAACTATCAGGATGCATAAAGACTTCATACTCTTTTAGTGTGTTAATACCAGCTTGAATTGAATCAGGACCTTTGTACGCTGGTTTAATGTTAAACCCAGCTCTCTTTAATTCTTCAATAGATTTAGGTTCAGCTGAGTCTGCAATTATTTGGTCTCTATTAGTAATTCCATGCTTTTTCATCTGCTGTACCAAGTCTGCATTCGTGAGTCCTGGTGAATAGACCAATTGCTTTAAATAAAGTTTATTGTTCTTTCTTTTAACTTCGACCAGTGCAGCGGGGTCATTCGAGAAGCCAAAATCCAGTCCGTAAACTGTATCGTACTCTCCTTCAGGATCAGGTGTACCAACTTGCCAGTTATCAAAGATTCTACCAACGATACCATCTAACCATTCGCCTTCAATATGGTGTGAGTAGTACTCAGGATCTAAACCTTTCATACGTTCCCATTCTACAATCTTCTTTGGATCTAGGTTTTCTTCATTATCTTTATAGGTTGTGTGTATAAAAACATGATCATCGAACCATTTTGAGTTAGGTCGACCATCTACATACCATCTTTTGTGGATCCAATGTCTCTTTGAAGTAGGGTTAAACAAGATAAAGACCTTTCTTTCAGCTCCTTTAGCTCTAAATGAGTCATTTAACTTGATAAATTCTTCTTCTGAAGGTAATTCTGTTGCCTCATCTATCAAAAGGTGTGTAACTCCTGCTAAACCTTTACCTTTTGCAGTCATTGTACCGTCTTGTAGTTTCATGGCGTGTGTTATAACCATGTTACCATTTAGGACATTAGTCATTTCATCACCTTCGATTTTGATAAACTTCTTGATGTTCCAAGACTCAGCTAAATCAAGAATATCTCGATAGATTGAACTCTTGATGGACTTTTGAGTATATCGCGATACAACACCTCTAAAATATTCATCACCCATCAGCTTGATCAAAAAGTATGCAGCTGCTTGAGTAGATTTACCTGAACCTCGTCCACCACTAATCAGATAATATGTTTTATCTGACCAAAACATTGGTGAATATGGTTCAAGGATTTTAAAGTCCATTGTTTCTGATCTCTTTTTTTAATCTTGTTAATACAGTATTAACGCAAGCACCACATGTTGTAACTGCTCTTCTTTCACCTGTGATATCGTTAAACAAGTCAAAGATTATTTTAGATTCTGGCGCCGTAAAGACTTGCTTGTTGTGTATCAATAGCTTTACATCTGCTAATCTGATTAATAGTTCTTCGTTCATTTGGGTTTGTTTTGTTTGTAATCAATTATAAAGCCTATGGCAACTATAATGTTCATACCTAGACTCATTAATATTTCATGTAAATCCTGATAGACATTTAACATCAAATGGACGTGTCCTATGGACCAGAATGGGATTGCCAAATTCTGAGAGATCCATATAACAGTCCATTTAATAAAATGTTTCATTAGTAATCAATCCATTTTTCCATCATCAAAGTGACGGCGCCTGCGGCGAACATACAAATTAATGAGTATGCACCCAACCCAGTATACAATGAAACCAATAGGGCCGACCATTGACTCAGACAAAAGCTACAGTTTAGTGGTTTTCTTTGTAGATTTACGTCTAGGAGGATTGACAGTATTTGTAGTATCTTGTGGTACCACGGGTTCCTCAGCAATGATACTATCGTTAGACTCAACGACAGACTCAATAACAGGCTCACTAATAATTGGTTTAACATCTTCTTCTACTTTTTTTACATTTAGGTATTCGATTTCTACATCAGCACCAACTTTGTACTTGTTACGCCAAAATTGGATGTTGCGTTCTAATTTTGTTTCATCTGATTTAAATTCTAAATCAGTTCCTTTGAATTTCCAATGAATTCTGTTGTCGGTAATTTCTTTACCATCTACAATAAATTTAAACATAGTTTGATTGTTTTATTTTTAATATTTATCCTATTCTATTTATAGGTTTTTCTTTAGGTGTTTTCTCACTCTTTTGATTGTCAACGCGATAGACGTTCTAGGTATACCAGTTTCTTTGGCTAATGTGGAGTAGTTATGATCGCCAGCTGCAAATAGTTTGAAGAGTTCTCTGTCATACCAATCAAGGTCTTCAATTAGTTTGTTAACATGATCAAAGTCAAATTCAGCTTCTTGCTTTTCTACAATATCATGATGTTCTATTTCTGAATGTTGTTTAACAAACTGTCTGTGAAATGGACCTGTTTGAGATCTCCATTGAGTCATGCATATACGTATCAAATAGAATCTTGCACCACCTGAGTCTACGATGTCCTGAAGATTGGCTTTACTTGACATGTCTTCGATTGCATAGTGCAGTAGATCGACTGCAAGGTGATGATTACCTGTGATTTTGTTAGCTGCTTGAACTAATGCATCATAATCATTTGAAAGATATTGGTTAAATGTCAAGGATTGAGTATATTTTTAAACTAAAATGAAGCATATAAACTATATATATGCTTCATTTTTAATGTTTTATTCCTCTTTCTTCGGTGGTATTATAATATTTAAAGGCGAATCGATTGTCATTTCAGTTGATGTTTGCTTTGGAATAACGAATGGACTCAACTTGATTAGGAAATCTAATGCTCCTTTAGGATCTACTGATGCAGTCTGATTCAACCAAAGCTGTATGTTGTCTAGGTTACCATTTAATAAATCTAAATAGTATGATTTAACAGCTTCAGTAGTTGCATTGGTTTTTCCTTTTGGTCTACCATTAGGATTTGCTGATTCTCCTTTTTGCCACGCTGGATTACCTCTCTTTTCTGCCATTTTTCTCTAGGTATTGTTTTAATAATTTTGCATTCTGTGCAGTTTTGGGGTACTCTCTGCTCAGTTTGATAACTGAGACGATAGAATTATTAGCCAAAACTTTTTGGTTTGCTGGTGTGCTCATGTGTGAGTTTATTAGTTTAACGGTTGATCACAATTACCACAAGGTTGCTCATAATCTCCATAACCTGAACCATTGTAACCCGCTGGTGCAGTTCCAGTCCCGTATGGATAGTTTCTGTACTTCTTGTAGTTAAAGTATTGTGAGTTAGTTTGAATACCACTAAAATATGGTTTCTTTGTATCAGGTGCTTGTTGACCATCGTTAGCATTCCAGTTAGCATACGCTGGGTATAATGACAAATGAAACGCTAGGTATCTTTGCATTTGATCTACGTATGATTCTGCAACTTCTTTAACATTTGATTGCAAGAATTTAACCTCATCTAACTCTACTGATGGAGCGTTCTCTGAGTTTGGCTTTAGGATCGATTTGTTAAAGATCTTGTATGCCAAGAATGGTATCGCATGGTAGAATGAATAGTTACAAAGGATTGGACCAATGAAATCATCTAACAATAATCTGTTAGGTGTTGAAACAGCTCCATTTCTAACTTGCTCTTTTAATTGGTTGTAGAATGTACCACCTAAATAGTTACGTAGGTAAATATCCTGAGCTTGTAATACGTATGGTACCAAGTCTTCAGGTGACACAGACTCATGAATTGAAGTGTATGATTTTAGTTTCTCTTCCGAGATGAATAACACATTATATGCTGACATAGTTATAGTTTATTTTATTATTCTGCAGCGATTGTATTCTCAGTCGCTTCAATCATTTTGTTTGGTTCAATATACAATTCAACTGTTTCATATCCTTTGTAATACATTAAAGTATCGAATGTCTTTAACATTGATTTCTGTAATGGTTTGATTACTGTTGCAGTAAAGTGTGCGTACGCTGTTTCAATTTCATCTTTGTTCGATCCCAATGAAGATCCACCTTCGTGATATAAACCTAACAATAAAGGTGAAGTGATTCTGTGTCCTGTTAATATTCTTGAAGTGATTCTAGACTCTAGGTTCACATAATAATCATCATTAGCAGATTCTATTGGTGTAACTGTTGGAGCGTGCTCAGCATCATCAGAGAAAGCGATGAAAGCTTTATTTGCATTCTCAGAACCTCTAAAAGCCATTGTAATCTCATCATATATTTCTTGTCTTGCAAGAGGATCGGGTATACCATTGTTCATTGAAATAAACAAACCTGGATTTAATCCATTTGCAAGCGCGCTGAGGTGGAATTTTGATACATTAATATCAATCTGAATATCATTTAAAGATCCAGCGTATGATGGTAATGGGTAAAACAAGTTACCTGGTTCATAATCAAAGCAATATAAAACTTGAGATGGATTTGTTTCAGCACATGAAGGATCGAAAGCTTTATATTCAATTGGTCTAAATCTTCTGTATTGACCCCAATCTGATGAGTAGTAATAGTATTCTGGTCTATCGATGTCTGGTACATGAATACCTGATCTAACCTTTGTAAAGTCCATGTGATAGAACTCTGCAATTGTTTCGCCATCGTTAGCCCAAATGATATTCATTGCATAACCTCCAAATGTTAAATAGTCTAATGCACACTTTTCGAATACATCATTCCAAGATTCTTTTGGATTTGCTCTTTTTAACAAATAATTGTCTTCTTCTTTTTTGGTCTTTAAACCTTGACCGATAACACCGTCTAATTTAGACATAATGGCAGTACGATTCATTGCCGATTTCTGATATAAACCAGCAACAAAACCAGGCCACTGATTGTCTACTCCGTAATCGATCCACTTTTTACCAGCTCTTTCTACGAATATTGGTAATTCTACTTCTATTCTGTCGACATTAAACGAAAAGTAGTTTTTGTTTTGAGATATTTCTGCCATTATATGGGTATTTTCTTTATTTTAAATATATGAATGTTGTAAACTGACAAAAAAATTAAAAATCGTCATCAAAGTAGTCTCTAAAGTCCTTCAATACAGCACAAAACTCAAAGTTTTGGTCTTCTAAAGCCTTGTTTAGTGCAACTTCGTAGACTTCTCTTTGTGAGATATCGTATGCAAGTGCTTGATTATTAAACAAAGCATAGAGGGCAAAGTATATTTGTTCTCTGTCCTCTATGCACATCTTTAAATATTGGTTGTATGTGAACTCAATCTCAAATTCTTCCATCATCCTCTTTTGGTTTTTTTACTGTATTGTAGTACCACTCCTTTTTCTTTCGAAGAGTTTCCATCTTGTTCTTCTCATACCAGTCTCTAGCTTGTTGCTGCTTCTTGCTTTTAGGTTTAACTTGAGTTTCACCTACTTCTGGTTTATCTATACGACTACAAGAAATATGGCGTTTAGTAAAAATATCGTTGTAGATTGGTGCTAAAATATGAGTTACAGATTTCTTTATAGACTTGTCATAGCTTTTTGAATTTGTAGGTCTAATGATTGCAATCTCTGTAATTTCTTGAGTAGCATCTACGTTGGCTAATCTTCCTAACAGATAGGACCACAATAGAGCAGCTTCTTGTGATAACTGATATTCTATACATTCTGTGTAGATTGATCTTCTTCTGACATCTCCCATGAGTTCAGCTGAACAACGTAGAGTTACTTTGCCATCTACTCCTCTGATGGTTTCAATTAGACCAAGTTCTTTTAACTTCTTGGTCTCTTGAAATGCTTTGCCTTGTGGTGCATTATAGTTAACCGTATCGATATCATCTGTGTACATTTCAAAGTAATGATCTGGCCCATAAATAGCTGCAAACTTTGTGAGTAATCCTATGAGTAGAACTTGACCTTCTTTAGGATTAGTTGAGAGCCATTCTGAGTAACTTGATGGTATGTATAGTTTCATTTATTGTGTGTTATAATGTATGTATCTCTTTTTGAATTTTAATTGTTTTTTACAATTGTGAATGGTACATTTGTTACTTGCGTTTGATACCGATATCTGATCTTTGCTTTCTACCTTGTTGTATTGTAGGTCTATTAGCTTTAGCTGTCCATTGTAGATTATCAACATGATTGTTTTCTCTGTCACCGTCAATATGCTCTACAAATCGAAGTTGGTTTGGGTTTTCCATAAAGTTCTGAGCCACAAGACGATGCACATATTCACCAGTTGGTATACCTAACATTTTAGGAGATCCTACTCTACCTTTCCAAAATTGTCTGACTTCTCTTTCACTAATTAAAGAGTTATCTTCTCTATAATGTTTTAGGATTACTCTACCATGGTTTGAGATTAACCACTCTGATAGACCTACTAATTCTGTTTTTGTACCATTACTTTGTGGTATTCTGTAATTGATTTGTTTCTTCTTGAATGTTTTAAATTGTTCTGCTTTCATAATTAAAATAATTGATTTTCTGTTTCTTGTTTAGGTACACTCTGTGCTGTTGGTGTTAATTTTAATGGGTTAACTTTAAAAACCAAATCTGTGCTGCTGGGTGAAACTTGGTGACCACTGAGGTTAATGATATAACCTTTAGCTAGAAGTTGGTTAAAGTTGTAGCAAATATCATCTACTCGAGTATCAAATATCTGTGCTGTCTTTAAAGGGTAGAAGGTTAGGTTCTCTTCTGATTTATTCATTTTATAATAAAGAGCAAACATTGGTTTTTGCATACCATTTAGTTTCTTGTCCCTCATTATAAAGGCTGGAATTATTAAATCCATTTGTTGATAACTTGTTTTCATAATTTTCTTTTATTTTATGTTTACTAGATCTAACCAGTTTTCTGGTATAACGGGTTTTTGGGGTTCTTCTGGCTTGGAAGAAGAATCATTCTTTGATTCTTCTTCCCTAAAACTATTTTTATTAATAGTTTTAGTAGTTTTATTCTGTAACTCTCTGTTACATGATGTGTAACTCTCTGTTACATCAAAAGCTGTTTGTTGTAACTCTCTGTTACATGTAACTTTGTGTTCATTTATGATTTGAAGTAGTTTATTAACATTAACAGAGTACTCGTATTGTCCTTTACCATGCTTTTTTCCTTCAATTAATATTCCTGATTTCTTTAGTTTATCAAATTTACGACTGATAGTTGCTCTTGAACAACCATACTCATCTGCAATTCTACCTTTGGATTCATAAAACTTTTTGTTTTGTCTGGTCCAAGATTGTACACTTGATATAATTATAATTTCATAAATGTCAAAGCCCACTCCTAATAATGAATCTGGTATTGCTGTAAATTCTCCAGGTATTGTATTATTCTTTTTAGGTGGATTTTTCATATTATTATGCTATTTTTACCTCGTATTTTATCCCATAAATAAATAGGATCGATTCAAATTGTTCTAACTTTGTCATGATTATCTACCTATTTTTGTTATGTACCATTTTTTCTCTGGCATTGTTAGCGCACCTTTTAAAACAAGACCGTTACAAGTCCAATTGATCTCTTGCCAATTTAAACCAGTTGCTTGCATTAAAAAGTTAATGTTAGTTGGGAGTCCTTCTAATGAACGACGATAACAAGTCTGTAGTATTATAGCTTGTTCTAAAGTTAGTGAACCAGAAGTGACCAAATCATTTGTGTGTGAGTTGTAGTCTTCAACTGTGGGTAGGGATTGTGCTTCCATAATTAATTTATATTTTTTATTGTTTGTTATTATATTATATATTAAAACTTTGTTTCAAAATATTCATTTTTTAAAATTATAATATAATATTACAACAAAAAGGCTCTGATCAGAACGACCAGAGCCTAAAACTATAGAAAAATAATATGAAAGAAGTCATCAAGAATTCAATGACTGTGATAGTATTTATACAAGTTATGCTAACTATGTTTCATAAAAAAGCCACTAATAAAATACTAGTGGCTTTAACATAATAAAAACTATAAAAAAATATAAAAAAATCAATGGGAACAATCCAATTAATTATTCTAACATATATATCGTTTAATTTAAATTTGTTTCAATGAAATTACTTCATTTTCGATAATTATTTGACCTTCTTTAACTAAATTATCTACTTCTGTAGCAATATCAGCTGCGTCATAGCCATTTAATAGTCTACCAATCTCTTCAAGATTAGTTCCTTTCTTCATTTTTGTGTAGATGAAGACAACTTCTTGTACTTTTGTTTTTAAATCTTTCATTTTAATGTTGTGTTTTTATGATATTGTTACTGAATCGATCCAAATATATTCTGCTGATAAATTACTTGCCATACTAACAGCAAGATATGCGTACGATCCGGCATATAAATCTACGTTAGATTGGTTTTGTAAAGGCGTAAACGTATAGTCTGCCCAACTAGTAGTCAAAGAAAATGATTGTCGAAGACCTGCTGGTTGTGTAACTAATTGTGAAGGTGCACCGTATTCGCCATTTTTATTTATTAAAAAGTTAGCAGTTGTATTAGCAGACGCTTTAGCTCTAATAGTTATAGTTTTAGGAGTTGCAAGTTCTGGTAAATAAAAGGATGAAATATCTACTAAAGCATCTCTAGAATTATCATTGTTATCTTTACCACTGTCTCTTCTCAATTTTAAAGAATTAGTGCCTGTTGAAAATTCTGTCGAATCTGCTTGTATTAAAGTACCACATCCAATAATTTGTTTATCGCCTTCAATATCTCTAACAGGACATGTCGATTGTGTACCGTTTATTAGTATAGATACTACATACGCAGCTGTACTCATATTTGGTATTACTGTACTAATATTTTGAGTAGGCATTAAAACTTGCACCTGTGCTGTTGGTTGTGTACGTATAGCCAATGGTCTAAATAATGGATTAGTAGATGGGTACGTACCGTATTGATTTACATTTTGTACAGTATTATAACCATTAGCAAATAGTGCTTGAAATTGTGCAGTAGCTAACGGTGCAGTCCACGCTATATTATAATTGACAATAGTCCAAGTACCGTTACTGGTTGGAGTTCTAACAGTTGCAGTAAAAAATCCATTAGCGTCCCAGGCTCTCATCCATAAATTATTAACTACGGTACTATATGCATTTGTTTGAATAGCGTTATTACCCGGGTTAGAAATAACGTATAAAGTATTAATTGTTAGTTTTTGTGGTACGTTTATCGAAGACAAATCACCTAAAGTAAATTGAGTAGCTGAGTTTAAATATAAATTACAACCTGTAGTAGCCTCTACACAGTTTATTTGCGTACCACCTGAAACTTGTAAAAACCAAATATTACCTAATTTAAAATAATTATTTGATGGAATTGCTGTAAACCATTTAGTTCCATTCCACGGTTGTAAACCAGAAAATGCAAAATTATTAAAGGTATAACCACCAATAGCAGGTCCTGTTGTATTTCTAAAAATAGTGCCAGAGTTACCAGATACTGCTGTATAACTAACACCTGTAATACCGTTT